CCTTGGACGCGGCTTCGACCTTGAGGCTTTCGAGTTCGGCAGAGACGCCGACCGTCATCTTCTCGACAGTGGTGCGGAGGTCGTCGCGTTCGGCGGTGAGGCCAGAGACGGCGGCGGTGGCGGCGAGCAGCTGTTCTTCGATGGTCATCTTAGATTTGCGGTTAATGGAATTAGAACGAACGCAGGGCGTCGTTGAAAGAGTCCGCCAGCCCGGTAACTAGACCGAGTTTTGCAGCCTGCTTTCCAGAGAAAGCCTGACCTTCCATTGACTCTGCTTTGACCATCTTTCGCTTCATAAGGACTGACGCTTTGAACTCAGAAGCCATAAGGTCCACGCCCTCTTGAAGGTTAGTGATTTGCTCATCGCTCAGGCTGGTCCCTTCAATTCCTACCCCCTTAAACTTGCCAGACTTCACGACCACCATCTTCATGCCAGCCATGTCGGCGGCCTTGGAGTAATCAGGGATGGCCATGTAGACGCCGATTGAGCCAACGGTCGACGAGGGGCTGGCCACGACGCGGTCGGCAGCTGAAGAAATCCAGTATGCACTAGAAGCCATCTCGGAGTCGGTGTAAGCCATCGTAGGCTTTCCGACATTGCGGAACTTGTTGGCGAGTTCTTCCACGCCGGTGACCGTTCCACCAGGGGAGGAAACCTGAAGGGCAATCTTCTCGACCTCTGGGTTTGCGGCAAAGGCATCGATGGCGGCGGACACGTCGTCGACGTCCACGGCGCCCATCATCTTCTCAAGCGGGGACAGGCCCTTGCCAATCACGCCGACGACCGGGATGATGCCGATGCCGTCCACGACGTAGGGCTTGGGAGCCACGCCGAAGAGCTGCGCGAGCATATCCGTGAAGCCGAACTTCTCGGCGAGGACAGCGTGGTCCTTGGCCTTGGTCGGGTCGATGAGAAGGGGCTCGCGGCCCGACAGTCCGTTGGTGAGGAAACGCATAAAGTTAGGAGTTGGGTTCGTCTTCGGATTCGGGCTCTTCCTGGTCGGCGGGTTCGTCCTCGGACTCGGGGCCTTCCATGACGTCGCCGCTGATCGTGCCGACCGGGGTGTTGGACGGACGGAACAGAAGTTCGAAGGGGATGCCGTATTGCTCGGCCAAGTCCTTAATGTGGACCATGTCGGAAGCCCGCTTGGCCATCTCGGTGCGGAAGTCTAGGCCGCGCTGGGCGTAGAGTTCAGACATGGAAAGCAGACCCATCTCGACGTCGGCCCGGTCGTTAGCGGCTTCGCGGCCAGCGTCGACGGTGACGGACTTCGGGGTCGTCCAGGATACGCGGTTCCAGTCCGGGTCGTCAGGCAGTTCGCCGGCGGCGATGCCTTGGCCGATGATGTAACCCCACGTCGGAACGCAGAAGTTCTCGATCATGATGGTCTGATACTTCGAGAAGACGCGGCCAGCCTTGGCAGTGATGAGGCGGACGGTGGCGCCGCCCAGCTTGGAGGAGTCGCCGACGAACTCGTAAGGCAGGACGCCTTGGGAGATGTCGCGTTCCAGCGCCGCAAGGAAGCCGGTGAAGGTGGCGTTGGGGCGGTTGCTCTGGAAGGACGTCATGTCCTCCCCGGGTTCAAGGGCGATGAGTTTGCCGCCCATCGTGTTGGCGAGGTTGGCGTAGGAGCCTGTGCCGGTCGCCCCCAGTTCGTTGGCCATGTCGCCGTCGAGGATGCCGCCCGCCTTCTTGATGATGCGGGTGACGTCGCCGTTGTCCTTCACGGCCTGCTTCTCGAGGGCGAGGATTTCCATCTCGTCCTGAATGCTGTTGATGCTGTGCTGGAGCAGGGGGACGCCACGGGCGCCGGACGCATACTCCTGGTCGACCACCATCATCATCGACTGAGCGAGGATCTGGCGAGACGAGCCGTCGGAGCGGTAGATGTTCACGGCGATGTATTCGCCATACGGACCGAACTGGATGCCGTCATGCATACCCTCGGGCACCTTGCCTTCGAGAGGGTCGCCGACGCGGTGGGCTTCCATCAGCTGGAGTTTCGCTTCCCCGGCGCCGTTACGCACCTTGGCGGCGAAGGAATCACCGTCGCGGATCATGCCGCGGAGAAGGATGGACTGAGCCTGGTAGAACGAGAAGCGGTTCGTGATGTCGATGCGCTTGGCCTTCTCGGCGAAGTACGCCTCGTAGCGTTCCTGCATCTCAGGGGTCGACGCGTGGCTCTGGGGCTTGATGCCGTCGCCCACGGTGTAGAGGCAGATGTCCGCAAGGATTTGCTTGAACAGCCCGGAGTTACGCTCGGCCCAGCGGCACTTGCGCACCATCGTAAGGCGGTCGTAAGGGGTCAGGTCACGGCGAAGGTCACGCGGTTCGGCGCCGTAGGCCGCACGGCGGGCACGCGTCACGCCGATGCTCTGCCAATCGCCGTAGGAAGCCTGCGGCTGCGGGGCGGTCGGGGCAGGCGTCACCGGCTTGGGACGCAGGCTGACGGTCTTAATCTTCTTGCGGATGGCCATGGAAAGTTAGTCCTGACGGTTCTGCCAGTCGGTCGAGATAACCGTGCGGCGAGCGCCGTAGGTCGAAGGGTCGAGGCGGCTCAGGGCGAACATAGCCTCGGCGAGCATCTCCTTCGGGGGCATGGCGAACTGCTTAGACGCGGACGAGCCGGAGTCGGAGTAGGACATCAGGGTCTTACCTTCGGTGATCATGGCGACCGCCTTGGCTTTGATGTCTAGGAGTTCGCACTCCGTAAGTCCGATAAAGAGTCCAGAGGCCATTTAAACTTGCCGAGAATGGAAGTTGAAAGGGGGGTGCGCCGCCCAGCCCACGCCATGAGTCTCTTCCTCCCACGACACTAAACGACGCACCCTTGCATATAGCGTGCCAAGGGTCATGACGGTTGCAAGTCGGTTTCGGCAGTTTCCCGACCGGCGATGCCCCAGCGCACGGCGGCCAGCAGGGCTAGGATTTCACAGTCCATGGCGTGGTTGTCCTTCTTGCCCTGGGGAAGTATCCACATGGGCTTCCCGGTTCGCTTGTCCTTTACGCGGACTTCGGCGCTCAGCTGCTCGACGTATTCGGGGGTGGCGTCGAGGGCGTAGGTCCAGACGCGGCGAGCCCGCAGGCCGTGCAGGAGGTCCTTGCCGGCGGTGGCTGAGTGGACGATTAGGATGGCCCGCTGCGGGATGCCAGGGACGACGATGGACTGCTTCTCGGAGTAGAAGCGGCGGGTCGTGTTGCCGGACTTGTCGGTCACGGCGAAGTCGTCGGAGCCTGAGCCCTTGGCCGTCTTCCAGTTCCGCTTGGCCGTCTCGCGGTAGACCTCGGTCGTGTTGTCGCCCGAGTCGACGAGCACCATGGCGTGATGGACGCCGTGCTGCTTGGCGAACGCCTCGACGTTGCCCCATGAGTCGATGCGGGCGAAAGCCATGAGGCGGCTATGCCCGGTCTTGGCCCAGCGGCGCACAGTTACCCAGAAGTGGCCACGTTGGACGTCGACCCCCATCGTGCGGAAAGGGATGCTACCGGGCACGGCGTCCTTCTGCTCGACGACGCGGGCCTTCGGGGTAATCGCGGCCTCGGCGTCCCAAGGGTCGGCCATCTTGTAGTTGGCGGCCTCCGACAGCGCCACCATCTCGCCGCCCTCTTCGCTCCAAGGTAACGCCAGCCGCTTCTGCTTGAAGATGCGCCGCGGTTCCTCGTCGCCGTATTGGTCGACTGACTCCTTGGCCTTGAGCATTAGGACGCCGAGCTCGCCCCAGCTCATCGTCGCAAGGCTGTTCCAATGCAGGCCGATGTGCCCGGAGTTTGCGGCGGCCGATGTGGCTACAAAGGTTCCCCTGGCGTTAGCCTCGAGACGGCTGGCGTTCGTATCGGGCAGATGCGTCCGACAGGCCGCGCACTCGTAGGTCGTGCCGACGCTGACCTTGTGCAAGTCCCATGTGCCGGTCGCCTTGGCGTCCTCGGGGAACCTGATCTGCTCCCAGACCCACGGCTGAAGGTGGTCGCACTTCGGGCACCTCATGTTCCAATCTCGCTGGTCCGTCGTCTCGTGCAGCTGATGGAACTCCTGCCCGGCCCGCCCGCCCTGGGATAAGAAGATGCGTTTGCCCATCCAACCGAAGGCCGTCACGCGCGCGCTCAGTTCGGCCAAGTGTCCGGGCGGCGCCATCCAGCACTCGTCGGCGATCGTGTAACGCAGGGACAGGCGCTGAAGGTTGGCCTCGTTCCAGATGCCGCGACAGTAGAGCGTCATGCGGTCGAAGTCCGCGGTGGTCGAGCGGTCGAGGTCGTCGCCCGAGAGACGCGCCTTCACCGGCGGGCAGTTGTTCCAGACCGGGCGGAGGTAGCGTAGGGCGAAGTCCTTGGCCTCGGGGTCGGTGGCCTGAAGCACCATCGTCGGCCCCGGAGCGTTGGCGATGATGTGGCACGTCAGCAGGCGGGCAAAGAGAGACTTGCCGGATTGGATGCTGGCGAGGACGGTCAGGAGTTTGGTCTCGGGATCGGCGGCGATGCGTAGCGCTTCGGCTACCCACGGCGTGCGCTCGGAGCGGAACGGCCCGGGCATCGGTGAGTCGGGGATGGCGTGCACGTTGGACTCCAGCCACTCGACGACGTCACCCGAGTCGGACGGACGCAGCACGTCACGGCCTACGCGGAGTAGGTCGGACTTATTCATAAAGCCCTGCCTCCTTGAGCAGACGATACAGCTCGTCAGACAACTCCGACCACTTCTTCGGCTTGCGCTTGAACGGACGCGACGGCTTCGGCATCGGCTTGCGCCTGGGCTTGGGCTTACGCTTCTTCATGGGTCGAGAGGTCGGCCTTCACGCGGCGCACCCAAGCCTCGAGAACTTTCACCGCCTTCGCCGGGTTCTCGGGGTTACATCCTTCTGCGACATCGAGGGCGAGTTTGTCGAGTCGGTTGACGATGCCCGCAGTCATGTCGCGCATGGCCTCGGTCGCTTCCTTGGCGGAGATGTAATCCTTGGTCAGGATGAGCCGACGCTCCTGCTCTTCCTCGAGCGCCACCAGCGTTTTGAGGGACGCGTTATAACTCGACTGATACTTCCCCTGGTTGGGGTCGCCCCCTTCCATCGCGGCCTGCCAGACGCCACGCGCCCGACTGACTAAGGTCCGATGTTCGCTGATCGTGTCAGCCAGGGAGCCGTCGTCGAGCTGCGCCGGTGCGGCCTTCGGTGCCGCGGCCCGTTGCACGTTCGCCCGGGCTTCCCGCCATGCCCGAGCCGCGTCGATGCTGTCGGTCGGCATGCCTTCGCGTCGAAGGACTGAGATGCGTTGCGCGGTGACGCCGAGCGCCAAACCCAGTTCTGAGTTGGTTAGAGCCATGGTTTGTTAAACGGCCTGTTTCCGCTCTTTGACCCCACGAAAAACCTTCGTGGTGTCGGGCCACGCGACAAGGGGGTGGGGTCTGAGGAGACTCCCTAGACGGGGGGTTTGGGCCGTTTTCATCGCTTGGGCGTGGCGGGGGGTAGGGGGCTTGGCACCTTATTCTTGCCGCGTCTGGCATTCACGTGAGGAAACAGACCGCACGCGTCTGAGTTCACGGTGCGCTGGATCTCCTTCGCCCTGGCACGCATCCAGAAGTGAGAGCGGCCATACATCTTCCCAATCAGGCGAGACGACAGACAGCCGGGCAGACTCAGCGCCCAGCGGATGAGCTCGACGTGTCGACGAAAGGCGAAGTTATCCGTGCAGGCCAGCGCATCCATGAAGCCCTTGAGCATGACGCCGACATGATCGCGAGAGATGAACGCATCGACCTCCTCGCGTCTGCCGATGTCGGTCGGGTTGAACGCCCAGTCAGGATGATTGGCGTCGATGTTGAACACGTGCCTAGGTTGCGCCATCTCAGCGTAAGGCAGCACACCGTTCTCACGCATCTTCTCTTGGACCTTCTTCGGCTGCGCAAAGAACCAAGCGTCAAACGACTTGGCCTCCTTAGCCGGAGCCGTCAGGTCGTTGAGCCTAGCGCGTGTCACGCACGACAGCGTCAACCATCTTGACGGCGGGGCAAGTGGCAAAGATTAAGCCTCATGCTTTGAGAAGTCGTTTAGCCAATGCTTGCGTTGGTCGAACAGGTAATGGTTACGTTTAAGCCATCCAAAGAAAGACTTGGGCGTGCACATAAGCTGATCGGGATTCTCGTCGATGGCTTTCTTGCAAAGGACAAGCACCATGCCTTTGCGTATTTTCCTAGGCCATTCCCGGATAATGGCTTCGCGCCTGGGGATGTATTCAGCGTTCCACTTCAGGAACTCTTCGATGAACTCAAGTGTGATGCGCTCAGGCTTCATCCTTTCGATATACCACAAACGCCTGTATTCATTGTATGGCTGCGGATAGCGTTCATAGAGTTCGTCGAGATACTCCAACTCTTCCTCTGACCATTCGTCGGGATGTATCATAGTTTGAAATACATATTCTCCCAGAGCATCGTCGAGTCGTCGAACTTGACGTAGCCGTAACGGATCATGGTCTTCACGTAGGACTCGGTCTTGGCCGTGTCGCCCTCGGCCCGGTCACGGTCAATCATCCGGCGTAGTTGTTCGCGGCTGAAGTGCGAAGGGCACTTGGCTAGCCACTGTCTCATCCAAAGCCTGTGTTCGTCATGCTTGGCAGAGATGGCCTTGCGGCCTAGCTCGGCGAGTTTGAGCATCCTGGCACGATTGGACACCCACATATCGCGGTAACGTTCCTTGGCCTTGATGATCTCGGCTTTGTTCAGGCGCCTAGGACGGCGCGGTTTGTTCGGGTTATTCATGGTGGTGGAAATGTATCCCTGTATCTTGCCTCTAGACCCAGACCTAGGCCGGCGTCAGCCAAGGCCGTAGGGACTGGGTGAGGGGGACTGCATCTTGTATTTGTCCCCCTCTAACGGTTTGATAAAGGGTTTGTTAAAGTGGTGTGTAGTAGGCTGTCCATTAGCCTGTCATCGATTTATCCAAAGTCAAGCCTAGGATGGCCTAGGCGGTCTTTTGTGGCCTTATGGCTGTCCTCGGTCTTACGACAGACCCAAACGCCTTGGCGACCCCTTGGCGGGTCTGGAATCGGCATCCCTGCTGGACACTTCGGACGCAATCTCGGAGGGGGGCTGGCTGTATTCCCAGCGGATGACCCCCTTCTCGGCGGCGTGGCGGATGTAAATCTCGCCCTTGAACTGGTTCGCGTGGTCCTTGAGACCGGCACGGCCACGGCGCTTGGTCAGGCCGAACTTGTAGATCGGCTCTTCGCCCTGGCATCGGAAGAGGACGGCGACCTCGCGGAACCAGTTGGTGAACTCCGAGGAACCTAGGCCCGCGTAGGCTAGGTCGGCGACGGTGTGGCCTTCCTTGTCGGAGGCGGCCTTGGGTTTGCCGGTGTGGTGCATGGCCACGAGGACGGCGCCTGTCTCGAGGAGGAT